CCTTTAGGTTTTACGGTGAATCCTTGGAGAACTGGCATCTGGCTTGTAGAACTAAAATCTCCATAAGACCATGTTTTGCTATCAATATACTTGGATACCCCGACTTGATCAAGTCTAAGAAGCCCATTCTTATCCTGAGTTGCGGTCCCAGTGTTGAGATAGTAAGAACCTTGTTGACCATCTAGAAGATCCGCATCAAGATTAGATCCTGCTCCATCAACAGTCTTTATCTTTGTTAAAATCTCTGCCGCTGTGTCTGGATCCCAGGTAGAAGACAAGGAGCCTACCGTTCCATAGACGCTGTTCCAGTTACCAGAGGTGCTAATAACGTTAGCCATGTCTGCCTCAAGAGCAGTTATGTCATTAGCATTGGTTGTAATGTTCCCTGCGTTAGTGCTAATGTTGCTAGTGTTAGTGGCGATATTAGCAGAGACAGAACCAAGGTTAGCTACGTCAGCTTCTAGCGCTGTAATGTCATTAGCGTTAGTGGTAATATTGCTAGTGTTAGTAGCTATGTTAGCAGATACGCTGCCTAGGTTAGCTACATCTGCCTCAAGAGCAGTTATGTCATTAGCGTTGGTGCTGATGTTGCTAGTGTTAGTAGCGATGTTAGCCGATACCGAGCCTAGGTTGGAGATGTCGGCAGTGTTAGAATCAACTACACCTGAGACATAGGTTATATCAGCAGTGTTATCATCAACAAGACTACTTAATGCACTGTTAGTAGAAGAGAGGACATAATCTGTTCTTGGGACTATACCTAATAGATCAGTTATTGAAGGTTCATTACCGTCTACAAGATCAATCCTTGGTTGGAAGAATTGAATAGCATCTCCTGTTCCTGCTGGGTTATTGAAGTGGTAAGCTCTAATACCGAGTGCAATAGCGGTAGTATCGTCAAATACCCTATCAGTAATACTAAATGAAACCTTCTCACCAGTAGATACTTTGTATATGCCTGTTTCCTGACGAGTGCTAGGACCTGTTTCAGTTTGATAAGCGTGTAGATAAGCAACCGCAAGATACCAGTCAGTGCTAGGCATTGGTAGATTAGATATGAAATATGGATTAATATTTCCTGTTCCTGATGCTGCTCCTGCCGATCTAACATCTACTCGATGATCATTAGTGCCTCCTTCTAGACTACTATGAGCATAGTTTCCAAAGTATACGCCTCCACTAGCAGTATTTTCCTGCTTAATGAAACAAGAGAATCTATATGTCGAGCTTGCATCCGCTGGGACTTTACCACTATTAAATCCCCCCTCTCCATCAGAAGTAACATCAGTATCAATAGCTTTCCAAATAATACTTTGGTTGCCAAAAGGATCAGTATCAAACTCTCTAAGAGATGATGTGCTATAACTATTCCAACCAGTCGGAGCATTTTGATTACCACTTCCCTCTGTCCAAGGTTCAATGTAATGACCTAGAAGTTCTTTGTTGACCTTTGAATCAACTACACCTGAGACATAGGTTATATCAGCAGACTCTTCCCAGGACGCAGACAAGGACTGAACTTGAGAGTAGGCGCTGTCCCAGTTTCCAGAGGTGCTAATAACATTAGCCATGTCAGCCTCAAGAGCAGTAATGTCATTGGCATTGGTCGTAATGTTACCTGCGTTCGTGCTGATGTTAGTAGCATTGGTTAGAATGTTGCCAGAGACAGTGCCGATGTAGGTGATATCTGCTGTGTTAGCAGTGATGTTAGAAGTGTTAGTGGCAATGTTGGCGCTTACAGTTCCAAGGTTAGAGATGTCTGCTGTGTTAGCATCGACTACGCCTGAGACGTAGCTAATGTCCGCACTCTCTTCCCAAGAAGCAGATAGGGTATTTACTTGGTTATACGTGTCCTGCCAAACGCCGCTGGCTGCTGCGAAGACAGAGCTTAGTAAATATTGAGGGTGATCATTGTCAGAAAGACCAGCGATATTACCATGATCAATAAAAGCCTCGATATCGCTTAGATCATAAACATCTTCGATAGCAGAAGTATTAGCATCTACTATACCTGATACGTAACTGATGTCAGAAGTATTACCATCTACTACTCCTGAGACATAGGTTATATCAGCCGACTCTTCCCAAGAAGCAGATAGGGTATTTACTTGGTTATACGTGTCCTGCCAAACGCCGCTGGCTGCTGCGAGGACAGAGCTTAGTAGATATTGAGGGTGATCGTTATCTCCTAGTCCGCTAAGACTTCCATGATGAATGCTAGATACTAAACTATCGAACTCGATAGATACATCACTAAGTTCTAAGGCGCTTGCAATTGAAGAACTGTTGGCATCTATTATACTTGATAGGTATGAGATATCACTGTCATTAGAAGAAATGTTAGCAGTGTTAGTAGCAATGTTAGCCGATACACTACCGAGGTTAGAGATGTCGGCAGTATTAGCATCAACTACTCCTGAGACATAGGTAATGTCAACAGACTCTTCCCAAGAATTGCTTAGGCTAAGGACCTGTGCATACACGCTATCCCAAGTTCCAGAGGCTGCTGCTACCTCGCTAATCTTGTTGCCCTGATCACCTACAATACCTGACACGAAGGTGATGTCATTGTCGTTGGCAGTGATGTTACTTGTGTTAGTATCTACTACACCTGACACATAGCTAATGTCTGCGCTCTCTTCCCACGATGCCGATAGAGACTGAACTTGAGAGTAAACACTTTCCCAATCACCTGATGCCGCGCCTAAGTAACTTATATCAGCAGTGTTCACTGATATTGAACCTGACACTGCCTTTAGGTTGTTTATGTCGGCTAGGTTTCCTAGGCTTCTGGACGTGTTAGTAGCAATATCCGCACTGACAGATCCCAGGTTAGAGATATCAGCAGCGTTATCATCAATTATGCCCGATACATAAGAAATATCAGAGGTCTTACCGTCAATGACACCTGACATGTAGGAGATGTCGTTATCATTGCGAGTGATGTTAATAGTGTTAGTGGCTATGTTAGCGCTTACACTACCTAGGTTGCTTATGTCGGCTGTGTTATCATCTACTACACCACTGACATAGGTAAGGTCAGCACTCTCTTCCCAAGAGTTACTAAGGCTGAGGACCTGTGCATACACACTATCCCAAGTTCCAGAAGCCGCCCTGACCTCGGTCATGTCATCGCCAAGCTCACTTACTACGCCAGAAACATAGCTTATGTCGTTGTCGTTGGCAGTGATGTTACTTGTGTTAGTAGCGATATTAGCACTTACACTGCCTAGGTTAGCTACGTCAGCCTCTAGTGCAGTAATGTCGTTAGCATTGGTAGTGATGTTAGAAGCGTTAGTCAGGATGTTTCCTGATACAGTTCCAAGATAACCAATGTCAGCAGTGTTACTAGAAATGTTACCTGTGTTAGTAGCGATGTTGCCACTTACAGTGCCAAGGTTAGAGATGTCAGCAGTATTAGCATCAACTACACCAGAGACATAAGTTATATCAGCAGACTCTTCCCATGAGTTAGACAGTGAAAGAACCTGGGCGTATACTGAATCCCAAGTTCCTGAGGCTGCACGAACCTCTGTCATGTCGTCACTGAGATCGCTAACTGCTCCACTAACGTAGGTAATGTCGTTGTCGTTAGCAGTGATGTTAGCAGTGTTGGTAGCGATGTTGGCAGATACAGACCCTAGGTTAGAGATGTCAGCAGTGTTAGCATCTACTACACCGGAGACATATGTTATATCAGCCGACTCCTCCCAAGAGGAGGACAGGCTATTTACTTGATTGTAGGTGCTCTGCCAAACACCACTAGCTGCTGCTAAAACAGAGCTTAGTAGGTATTGAGGGTGATCATTATCTCCTAGACCGTTTAAATCTCCATGCTCTATGTATGTGGTGATATCACTAAGGTCTAGGGCGTTTTCAATAGCCGAGGTATTGATATCTACAACTCCAGACACATACGTGATATCTGAAGTGTTTCCATCAATGATACCTGACATGTAGGAGATGTCGTTATCATTGCGAGTTATATTAATAGCGTTGTTATCTACAACACCACTGACATAGGTAAGGTCAGCACTCTCTTCCCATGAGTTGCTTAGGCTAAGAACTTGCTGATATACACTATCCCAAGTTCCGCTAGCTGCTGCAACCTCAGTGATCTTATCGCCTTGACCACCAACAATACCTGACACCCAGGAAATATCGTTGTCGTTAGCAGTAATGTTAGCTGTGTTGGTTGCGATGTTAGCACTGACGCTGCCAAGGTTGTTGATGTCCGCTGTGTTAGCAGAGATGTTGGTGGCATTGGTCAGGATGTTACCAGAGACAGTCCCCAGGTAGGTAATATCTGCTGTGTTAGTAGCGATGTTGGCAGACACGCCACCTAGGTTGGAGATGTCAGAAGTATTATCGTCAATGATACCCGACATATAGGAGATGTCATTATCATTACGAGTGATATTGAGGGCGTTATTGTCTACTACTCCACTGACATATGTAAGGTCTGCACTCTCTTCCCATGCGTTACTAAGAGAAAGGACTTGTGAGTAAACGCTGTCCCAAGTTCCAGAAGCAGCAGCTATCTCAGAGATCTTATCACCTTGTCCACCGACTATGCCTGATACAAAGGTAATATCATTGTCGTTGGCAGTGATGTTAGCAGTGTTGGTAGCGATGTTAGCGCTTACACTTCCAAGGTTGGAGATGTCAGCAGTGTTATCGTCTACAACACCTGACACGTAGGTGATGTCGGCGGACTCTTCCCAAGAGCTACTAAGGGAAGCAACCTGGGCGTATACACTGTCCCATGTGCCCGAAGCCGCACGAACCTCGGTCATGTCAGCACTGATATCGCTAACTGCCCCACTAACGTAGGTAATGTCGCCATCGTTAGCAGTAATATTGGCAGTGTTGGTAGCGATGTTAGCACTAACACTTCCTAGGTTACTAATGTCTGCTGTGTTAGCGGAGATGTTGCTAGCATTGGTCAGTATGTTACCAGAGACAGTTCCTAGGTAAGCAATATCTGCTGTGTTGGTAGCGATGTTAGCAGATACAGAACCTAGGTTGGAGATATCAGCAGTATTGTCGTCAATGATACCTGACATATAGGAAATGTCGTTATCATTGCGAGTGATGTTAATAGCGTTGTTATCTACAACACTAGAGACATAGCTAATATCTGCCGACTCTTCCCATGCGTTACTGAGGGTAAGCACCTGTGCATATGCACTGTCCCATGTAGAACTAGCAGCAGCGACCTCAGAGATCTTATCTCCTTGCCCACCAACTATGCCTGATAGCCATGTTACATCAGCTTCGTTATCCGCGATTCCCGCACTGACTCCTCCCAGGAAGGTGATATCGTCAGTGTTAGATTGAATGTTGGCCGATACACTTCCCAGGTTAGCCACATCGGCTTGATTCTGGGCAACGACCCCTGACACGTAAGAGATATCGGGGCTTTCTTCCCAAGACGAAGAGAGACTGAGAACTTGAGCATATACTGAATCCCAGGTAGCGCTTGCTGCTGCCACCTCTGCAATGTCATCACCTTGGTCACTTACGATACCTGATACAAAGGTAATGTCGTTATCGTTAGCAGTGATGTTGGTGGTGTTGGTATCTACTACACCACTTACGTAGGTGATGTCTGCACTCTCTTCCCATGAGTTGCTGAGAGACACTACCTGAGCATACACACTATCCCAAGTTCCTGAGGCTGCACGAACCTCTGTCATGTCGTCACTGAGATCGCTAACTGCTCCACTAACGTAAGTAATATCGTTGTCGTTAGTAGTGATATTGGCAGTGTTAGTAGCGATGTTAGCAGAGACAGAGCCAAGGTTGGAGATATCAGCAGTATTAGCGTCTACAACACCTGACACGTAAGCTAGGTCACCACCTGCTACACCAGAAACAACGCTAGAGAGGTAGGTAATATCAGAGGCATTGTCACTGATAAGCCCTGTGTTGCTAGTAATGTCGCTGGAGTTAGTGCCAATATCAATGATGTTCTGTGCGACTACACCGCTTACATAGCTAATATCTGCACTCTCTTCCCATGAGTTGCTTAGGCTAAGGACTTGCTGATATACGCTATCCCAAGTTCCAGAAGCTGCCGCCACCTCACTAATCTTATTGCCCTGGTTACCTACAATACCTGACACGAAGGTGATGTCTGCATCCTGTGCATCACTAACACCAGAGAGGTAGGTGATATCTGCTGCGTTGTCGTCTACTACACCTGATACGTAGGTAATATCTGCACTCTCTTCCCAAGAGTTACTAAGAGATAGAACCTGTGCGTATACACTATCCCAAGTGCCGCTAGCTGCTGCAACCTCAGCGATATCATCACCTTGATCGGCAGTAATACCTGAGAGGAAGGTAATATCAGCATCGTTACCATCAATGACACCTGAGAGATAAGTAATGTCATTGTCGTTACGAGTGATGTTAATAGCGTTGTTATCTACAACACCAGAGACATAAGTAAGGTCAGCACTTTCTTCCCAGGAGTTGCTAAGGCTTACGACCTGAGCATATACACTATCCCAAGTTCCCGATGCCGCACGAACCTCGGTCATGTCATCACCAAGTTCACTGACGACTCCGCTGACATAAGTAATGTCGTTATCGTTAGCAGTGATGTTGGTGGTGTTGGTATCTACTACACCACTGACATATGTTATGTCAGCAGACTCTTCCCATGAGTCACTCAGTGATAGCACCTGTGCGTATACGCTATCCCAAGTTCCAGAAGCAGCGGCCACCTCAGCAATATCATCACCTTGAGCAGCAGTAATACCTGATAGGAATGTTATGTCGTTGTCATTGGCAGTGATATTAGCAGTGTTAGTAGCGATGTTACCACTGACCGTCCCAAGATTGGCGATATCTGCCGTATTGGCAGAGATCAGGTTAGTGTTGCTAGTAATGTCGCTAGAGTTCGTGCCAATGTCGATAATGTTCTGTGAGACGACACCAGAGACATAGCTGATGTCAGCACTCTCTTCCCAAGAGTTGCTAAGGCTGAGGACTTGAGCGTATACGCTATCCCATGTAGCGCTGGCAGCGGCTACCTCTGCAATATCATCACCTTGAGAGGCAGTAATACCTGATAGGAAGGCAATGTCAGAGTCATGTGCATCACTAACTCCAGAGAGGTAAGTAATGTCTGCTGCATTGCCATCAACTACACCTGACACATAGCTAATATCTGCACTCTCTTCCCATGAGTTACTAAGGGAAAGAACCTGTGCGTATACGCTATCCCATGTAGCACTAGCTGCTGCTACCTCAGCAATATCATCACCTTGAGCAGCAGTAATACCTGATAGGAAGGTGATGTCATTGTCGTTAGCGGTAATGTTGGTTGTGTTGGTATCTATTACACCACTTACGTAGGTGATGTCTGCACTCTCTTCCCAAGAGTCACTAAGGCTAAGGACTTGCTGATATACGCTATCCCAAGTTCCAGAGGCTGCTGCTACCTCGCTAATCTTGTTGCCCTGATCACCTACAATACCTGACACGAAGGTGATGTCAGAAGAGTTACCATCGACTACGCCAGAGACGTATGTTAGGTCTGCACTCTCTTCCCAGGAGTCACTAAGGCTAAGGACTTGAGCGTAGGCAGAATCCCAAGTGCTAGACGCTGCTGCTATCTCAGCAATGTCATCACCTTGAGCAGCAGTAATACCTGATAGGAAGGTGATGTCATTGTCGTTGGCAGTAATGTTAGTCGTGTTAGCATCAACTACACCTGACACATAGCTAATATCAGCACTCTCTTCCCATGAGTTGCTTAGGGAGACGACCTGAGCGTATACACTATCCCAAGTTCCTGAGGCTGCACGAACCTCGGTCATATCGTCGCCAAGTTCACTTACAACACCTGAAACGTAAGTAATATCGTTGTCGTTGGCAGTGATGTTACTTGTGTTAGTATCGACTACACCACTGACATAAGTAATGTCAGAAGACTCTTCCCAACTATCAGAGAGGGTAAGGACCTGAGCATAGACAGAGTCCCAAGTTCCAGAGGCAGCGGCAATCTCTGCGATATCATCGGTAGAAGCTCCCGCGATACCAGACAGGAACACGATATCAGCAGCATTCTGATCTATCTCTGCCTGGGTGCTGTTAGGGATGTCGTTAGTTCTACCTACACCAGTTACTTTGATGACACCATTGCTCTCATGAGAGCGCATGATGATACCAAGGTTCTGAACTAGTTCGTTTACCCCACTAGGTCTTGTATTTACTAGTCCACCAGCGGTTGTTGGTGACACGTATACAGTGGTGCCTTCGGTAAAGCCACTGGTATTCATGCCATCTGCCTTACCGAAGATAACAGCTACACCTTCTCCATTGATAGCAATGTCCTCGTATAGAACACCGATAGCAGGCATTGAAGATGCAGCGTCAGCTTTAGCTAGCGCAACATACGCAGTGTTAGGGTTATGGGCTCCTGTAATATGAACTACATCACCCCTGCTCATAGCCGAGGTAGTGTTGTTATAGACCTTTAGATAGGAATCATCGTTATAGTCGTTGATCCACTTTTGAGCCGCTTCGTCCCAGACCAAGATCTGGTGGTCGTCAATAGCGCTAACAGGGGTTATGTCAGTGTCACCTAGACCAGAAAGATATCGAGGTAAGGATGCGGATGTCATCCAATCGGCCTCGTTAGCCGCAATGTAGGCAGATAGGCTGACAGTAGATCCTTCTACACTAGAGACTACAGAGGAGACATACGTTACGTCTGCACTCTCTTCCCAAGAGTTGCTGAGGGTGAGGACCTGGGCATACACACTATCCCACGTCCCTGAGGTAGCAGCGACCTCACTAATCTTATCTCCTTGGGATCCTACTTGACCACTGAGGAAGATAATATCAGCAGGAAGACCCGATACGATAGAGGAGACATACGTTACGTCTGCACTCTCTTCCCAAGAGTTGCTGAGGGTGAGGACCTGCCGATATGCACTATCCCATGCACCACTAGCAGTTTGAATAACAGTCTTTAGAAGATACTGGGGGTGATCGTTATCTCCTAAGCCAGCTAGATCTCCGTGTGAGAATGAAGAGAATACATGCTGTGCGAACTCATCAGCACTGGTGAAGCCAGTTCCTCCAGCAGCCTCAGGGATGGTGTCTCCAGGTTGCATCTCCCCGATAGTGGGGACACCTGAAACATAAACGATACGTAGGGGGTAGTAATCTGCCATACTGTTCTCCTATTGTATTTACCTGCTTAGGAGATTATAGGCAGATATCACTCGTCGCTAACATCTGTTGGGTTGATAATATCTTCGATCTCAGCAACCTTCTTCATGAAATCCTCTACGGACTCACCGTCTTCCTCAATAGCATCCTCTTCCTCAGTAGATTCTGAGTCTGGCTTCTTCTTTGAGGCTGGCTTCTTCTTCTTCTCAGCCACAGCCTGCTCCTCTTCTATAGCGTGGTCGTAAAGCTCAGACAGGATGAAATCTACGTCCTCTTTACTATCGGTTAGAGGAGAGTTAAGAGCAAAGTCGCTGACAGGGCGGTCTGCGTAAACAGAGTCGAACCCAGACTCAGTGAAGAGGAACCTTAAACCAGAGTTTACGTCAATGGCCTGGACGCCGTTCTTACCCTTTAGCAAGGTAGACATAGAGGTTAAAGCCTCGCGCACAACGCTACCACGTGGAGCCTCTTTAGCAAGACACTCAAATATAAGAGACTGAGTGTTTAAGAGTGTGCGGAAGGTAGGAGCTTCTTTGAGGTTATTGATGTTAACACCATACTTCTCGCTAAGAAGAGTTCCGATTAGGTCTTTTAGAGGCTTCTTCATCTCAAACAATGTTGAGACGAACTCCTTTAGATCAGACTTGTTATACTCAAAGTCTTCTGCCACAATGTTTAAGCATCTAGAAACAGTGTTGGAAAGCTGCTTCTTGCTGATAAGGGCGAGGTAAGGAACCTCAGCAACTGCCTCCACAAGAGCCTTTTGAATCTCCTTCTGATCTGTAGAGAAGATCTTCTCAGCTAGAGCGTTAATCTTAGGCTCGGAAACCCAGATCTGGTCGAACGACTTCTTGCTCTCTAGGATTTCACGGCTCACAAGCTCCTGCTGGCAGACCATCTCGTAAATGCTGCGGTTATCACCGAAGTCTACCTCATATCGAGCTTTCTCGGCAAGCTGCTCAAGACTCATACGATCAAGGTTGAATGCACGCGATACGGTATCAGAAAGTCTAAGAGCATGAGTAATCTCTTGGTTGGCAGCAAGAGACTCCTTATTCTCATTCATCCACTTGCTAATGTTCTCGGATACCTCTAGGAATCGCTGAAACTCGTCAGTGCCAACTATATCAAAGGTAGCATTGAAGGAAGCAGCTTGTTCAGTAAGACGATCAACAGTCTTGTTAAACTTTAGCTGCGTGCCCCAGGACTGGATGATGTCCTCAAATGCGTCAGCAGCGGTCACTAGATCGTCTGAGTAAATGCTCTCAATTAAAGAAGAGACTCGGGCGCGGTTAGCTTCCTCGAATCTCTTCTCATCACTGAACACTTCTCCTGACTCGACCACGATATTATCGAATACCAGCTTCTCACCAAAGTAATACTGGCCTTGGATAACCTGACCGCTCTCTGTAACGAATGTAGCGATTGAATCTACATCGTCCACGGAGAACAGTCTAACTCCTTCACGAATAGAATGTGATAAAGAGTCGGCAAGAAGATTTAGGTTTGATACTTTGCGGTTTCGCTGCTCGAAGAAGTCCATGGATATAGTTAGGGCTAGTTTCTATATAGCCTGCCAAATTGGCACATAACCCGTTAATTATCATATTTCTTTAAAATACGTAGCAAAGCTCTTGCTCTGGGGCTATCTGCACCCTCTTCTAGGATAATCTGGTTACGAAGTGACTGTAGTTCTTCGTTCTTCTTCTTAGGCTTGGCCGCTGGCTTAGGCTTGGGTCTGGCCTTCTCCACTCTAACGTCATTCTTAGCCTGATTATCAGCCACTTGCATGTCGTTCTGAGCTTGGTTATTGGATACAGCCATGTCGGTTTGGCCTTGAACCTGCGTCTGCTGCATCTGTCCAGCGGCCTGGGCCTGCTGCTGCTGCGCCATCATGTCGGCCTCACGCTGCATCTGCTCTTCCTGCTCCTTCTCAGCCTCTGCCATGAGCATCTCGATCTCCGTTTCCGTCATATCGTAGAACTCTTTATAGATGTAGGACTTAGGGAATAGACCAGTTGCCATAACATTGGTGATAACCTCTGCCTTCTGAGCATCCACAGCCATCTTACGCTTGATGAAGATGTCAGAACCATCAGGAAGAACAACTTCCATGCTGTTAATCTGGCTCTTGGGGTAGCCAATCATCTCCAAATGGCGTCTTGCAATGAGTGTAAAGCCTTGAGACACGCTTTGAATGACCCTTTGGATAACTCTAGCGAACTTTACGTCCAGTTGGTCGAGGTTTGCCTTGCGCTCGGCTGATTTATCGTATTCTACGATGTAATCCTTGGGAACTTTGAGGGTTGCTAGGAGCTTATCTCTGAAATACTTAACGTCATCGACCTCTCCAAGGTTCTCAGCGCCCTTTAAGGTGTCTACTTTGGTGCCTTGGTTACCTCTAATGGGGATGAAGAAGTCCTCATCGACCGCTAGAGGGTTGTGGCGGCTATCAACACGGTTCTGATTGGCGTATTTCTCCTTCTTGAAGCGCATTTTCATGGTTTCCATGAACTGTTCGGCCTTACCAGAGGGTAAATTACCCACATCGACGTAGAAAATGCGTCTTTCAGGTGCTCTAGAGAGGCGATAGACGATCATCGCGTCCTCCATTAGCTTAAGAGAGCGGTAAACTCGAATTGCACCGCTCATAATTGAACGTCCGTAGGGGTAATATTTGGGGTCAGACGTGTGAAGTCGGAAGTGAACTATCTGATTCTTGTCCAATTCGAGGTATTTGGAGTTGGAATTCATCCAATCTCCCTGATTTACCTGTCTTTCTGGTATTTCCTGTAGGAAAGTCTTTAGTTGACCGAACTTATCCTCGATTCTTAGGATGTAGTAGGGGTTCAGAACCTTGATCTTACGAACGCCTTGGTCCATAGCGTTGGCATTAGCTACAACTTCAATGAAGGAGTCACCATACTTACAGGTGCCACGGACGATGTCCCAGTAAACGTGGTCAAGCCTAATGCGCTTAAATAGGTTTTCAATCTCTTTAATGACCTCTTCTGAGTCTGACTTGACGACCCAACGCTTATTACGAAGGTCTTTTTGAGTAGATTCATCAGCATAGATGTCTAGAGCAGCCGTAATTTCAGGATACTCGTCCATCTTCTCGAACTCATCATACCTACGCTTACGGTTTAGCTCTGCCTCAGGCATAAAAGGCAGACCTCTACTGTAGCTCATCCCAGGCTGACCGAGATCGACTACAGGAGAGTTAGGATTTACAAGAAGGTCTCCTTCAACATTGCGCGGATCACCTTTGATAGCGTTCTTTCGCTTAACCTCAGTGCTAAAGAACTTTCCAAAGATCTTAGCCATGTAACCTGTCGTGTATAGGTTCGACAGATCACCGTATCGGGTAGGGTTCCATGTGGTCATTCCAGGACCACTGTTCTCGTTCAGTCTCTCATCAGCCATGTGATGTCCTCATTACGTCCTTCTCCGAAGCTATACGACTTAAGAGGTGAGAGTGGTTTCTGTTCTCGGAACGTCTTATTCATAACGATCCCAGGATTCTCCTCTCTGTAACGTCTAGCTCCATAGATAGATAGTGCTAATGACATCACTAGGTCATCATTTTGACCTGTATCTGCTTGGAAACGACCATTATCGCTGATAATGAACGTATTCAACTCCATTACAGTGCGCTTGGAGTTTAATTTTACTTCAGATGTGCGTAGTGCTTCTTCCATCTCAATCAGCACTTGATCCCTGGTTTTAGTGGTTGTTTGGAACCCAGGCAGGCCCTTCTCATCGAACCACACGTTGTCATATTCTAATTGTTCCCACAGGTAGTCGATTAGATTGTTTCCAATCGTATTACGCTCAATAAGTATGGGAGCTACGTTATACCTGTTCCCCTGCTCAAATAAGATACGTGCAAACTCGTTTATGGGGGTAGTGTTGCTGTAAAACTCAGCTACCTGCTCACCAGTCTGGAGATCGACCACCTGGAATGCGGAGTAATCACGCTCACGACCTAGAGCTACGTCAGCAGCAATGAAGTAAGAGGTAGTAGGATCAGGATCCTTCCAGACATACATTCGGTTGTTGTAAAGCCTATAGAAGTCCTCAGACACGTTCTCTAGCAGTGAGTTAAGGATCTGTCCCTCGATGAAGGTATCACCTGTTCCTAGGAATTCACACTCATACTCTTGTAGCCATTTCTTGTGACTAAGGTTAGCGCGTGTAGTCTTCTCCCATTCATCAATATTCATGGGAGGGTCTCGCTGCTCCATCTCCTTGTATAGCCAATCAAACCCATCAACCCTGTTATACTCAGGGTGATCTTTCCAGTTGATTTGAATAGGGTTGAATGAGTTAGTCCCCTCTACAGCCCCTTCCCAGATCTGATGATACCAGTTGCCTATACCGTTCACAGTAGACAGCACGAAAGCACGACCACCAGTCGAGATGATAGGATATACAGCAGCCCAAATAGTATCAATATGCTCAATGAAAGCAGCCTCGTCAATAATGAGTAGTGATCCAGATAGACCACGGCCTGATTGTTTACCAGAAGGACGAGACTTAATGTGGCTATTGTTTTCTAGTTTAAGGTTGTGAGCGTTAATCTGAGTAGCCTTAGGTCGCATCCACTCAGGAGTCTCATCATACATGATCTTAATACGATCAAGAACCTCAGTAGATTCAGTATCACCCACAGATAGGATAACTATGGTTTGGTGTGAATTGAACAAGCACTTCCATACAGAATATGCAGCAGCGATAGTAGTGCATCCTGCTTGGCGAAACTTACGAAGTATGTTGAATCGCTCTGTCTCAAGAGCGTTAAGTATCACCTTCTGGAAAGGGTATAGCTTGAATGGCACCATACCACGTATAGGGTGGACGACCTTGATATACTTGCTAATGAAGTATATTGGATCTTTCTTGCACCTTAGATACTCTTCCTTGTAATCCATATCCTATTATACCGATGAAATGATCTACGCTTTTATCTGCACGCGCTCTAAGGAACTGACTGATACAGCACATAACCTCTCTACCTATCTATCAGACGCAGGAGTGAAGGTTAAGTTTCTGGTTAATCAGAAGTCTATCTTCGGAGGATACCAGAAGGCATTAGACTCCAGTGACGTGAAGGACGACGACATTGTAATCCTGTGTCACGACGATATCGAGATCATGTCCAGCAAGTGGGTCTTTAGAGACTGCCTCATGCAATGCCTAGCACACGATGCAGGATTCATTGGTGTGGCTGGGACTGCTAAACTTCTAGAGGATGCTGTTTGGTGGAATGGTCAGGCGTGGAGAGAGGGACATCACTCAGGCATTGTCTGGCATGGTCCTCATGCTCTAGAGTCTACTCCAACCTACTATGGACCATACAAGACAGTCGTGGTCATGGATGGCCTGTTCCTTGCAGCGTCAGGAAAGACACTAAGGAAGGTCGGTCTAGCAAAGCCCAGCTACCTAGAAGGCGAGTGGGATTACTACGATATCCACTATACCCTCACTGCCCACAAGCTAGGTCTAAAGAATAGAACAGTCCCTATAAATGTCCTACATAACTCCAGGGGCGAGTTAGCGGGAAGAGAGTCTTGGCACGTCAACAGAGCCAAGTTCATAGAAGAGCATCGCCTGCCGATCACTGCTTCTTGATCTTATTGATGGCACGTTTGTTGAACATGCCCTTCTTCTTCATCTGCTTAAACTTCCTAGCAATAGCATTTAACATACCAATATATAGTCATGACCGAGAAAGAGATCGCACTATCCTATACTTGTGAGGATGCTCTAAACAAGTGTAATGGTTTCGCCACAAAATGTGCAGAGGCCAATAAGGACTTCCAGGAGGCTCTTGCAAACGAGTCTAACAAGCTCTCTGAGGCAAGAGCTAAGTATGCCCAGCTAAGATACTCTCTGTGGCGCTACAGAGCCTTAGACAAGCTAGAGCGCATAGTCAGTGCCATCACTGTGATTGCCGCCCCTAAGACCGAGGAAGGGACCTCCTTTCTCGACAAATTATGGCTCTTCGCCAAAACTATGTGGACATGGGCTCGAAGCGGATTTAAGATGTCAGACGAGCAAACTCAACAAGCTAGGCTCGAAATTTGTCATGCCTGTCCTCACCTCATCAAAGACAAGGTTCAATGCAGCATGTGCGGATGCATGATGAAGAAGAAGGTTACCTTGGACGGCGCTTCTTGTCCTTTGAAGAAGTGGTAGATTCTATCTTAGCAACCCACTGCTTACTAGCTCTGAGGTTGCTCCAA